CAGTATGATCGTTAGGCAGGAGTGGGCACAAGAGGTTATCCTACAGACTATCCATGATAATGGTGGCAATGCTGTTAAGCAGTTGTTAGAGGGTGCAGCCGAGGATAGTGTACTCACATTGATTTCCGAACGTGATAACGAAGAAGCTAAACCTAGCGAGCGAATCTCTGCTAGTCGTGAGCTGCTTGATCGTTATCTCGGGAAGCCGACCCAACGAGTTGAAACACAGAAGCTACCAGATGCTACGTCGGTAAGCGAACTGGATCGTGAGATCGCAGAGCTGGAAGCTGAACAGAGAAAGTTACAAGGTGCGAAAAATTAACAAGATGACGAAGTTCATCCCAGCGACGATAGCAATAATTGCGATGATAACTATTATCGGCTGTGTAGTGCCGTTTGGAGACGACACTGATGGAGACGGTAAGTTGACGGGCGATGAAATCGCTGGTTACGCTCCTGATCCTAGAGTAGGTGATGGATTAACTTTAGCGAAGACCGTAGGTCAAGCTACTCCTTGGTCACCGTTTGTGGCTGCTGGGACGACGATCGTCTCGGTGCTGCTGGGTGGCTTTGCTAAGGTTAAGACTGCTAAGTTGAAGAAGCAAAATGTATTGTTAAGTACTGTTGCATACGCGGTTGAGCAGGCTAATGATCCACTTACACGGCAGGCAATCGGTACGATAGCCTCGCTTCGTGGTGTTAGGAAAGATTTGAAAGCAGCTGTTGCAAGTGACCGTGCAGCGGCTAAGAAAGATAAACCTACCGAAAGTTAAAAATTATGGGACAAGTAAGTTTAGATTATGGAGAGTCAGCAAATGGCTTCCAGACAATGAACCTGAAGCTGTCAGCGACTGCGCTAAGTACGGATGCTTCTGAGAGTTCAGTTATTAAAGATTGGCTACTGGCTAATGATCAAGCACCACGACATGAAGAGCTGATTACGCTAGGGCTTGCGACAGATAAAGATATTACAATGGATGCTCAGGCAGGTGGAGTTATCATCGAGCCTGTTACAGCTACGCCACCGACAACTAACTTCTTCATGGGCGGAGTTGCTAAAAATGCTGATCCTCCAACTAATCAGTTGCAGATAAGTATGACGTGTCCGACAGTATTGATCTTTGATCCGGCAGCTCAGCCAGATATTCATCTCTATAGTCAAGGTGGCGGAACTGTTCGACTTCTGTGGATATAGATACTCCAGAGTTATTTGTTGTAAAGCGTAGGCTTAGGGACTTGAAAAAGTCCCGGCTAGAAGCTGTGCGGCAAAATGGGTTAGCGTTTTATGTGCCTCACGAAAAGCAGGATCTGTTTCATCGTGCAGGTGGCGTGACCAACAGGCGGATGGTCCGGGCAGGTAATAGATGGGGTAAAAGTGAAGCTGGCTGTGCAGAAGATGTGAGTTGGCTGTTAGGTGAGCGGCTCTTTTATCCTGAAGATGATCCTGCCCGGACCGCTGGCATTCCGAGACATGGAGTGAAGCTGTTGACGATTACGACTGATTGGGATAAAGTAAGTGAAATTTGGACTGGGCCAGAAGGTAAGGTATGGAAGTTCTTACCGATGGCTTATGTGAAGAGTAAGAAAACTAACCACTCTGGTGCTATTGACCAGATTCACATAGAATACAAGGGGAGAAAAAGTGTCTGGAGATTCGATACAGTCAAATCATTCAAAGCGAACCCAATGGGACAAGAATCCAGTGATTGGGATGGTGTCCACATCGATGAACCTTGTCCTGAACAACAATTTAAAGGCGTGGCGAGAGGCTTGGTCGATCGACAGGGTCACGCATGGTTCACACTTACGCCCCTTAATGAAGCGTGGATCAATGATTACTTCTTCCCCGAAGATACTGGAGGCGAAGAGATCAGTAGTCGGTGGAGTCTCAATGGCTCCATATACGACAATCCGCATTTGAGTCAAGAAGCTATTTCAGAATTTGAAGCACTGCTAACCGATGAAGAAAAACAATGTAGATTGTATGGGTTGCCTCTGCATCTCGCTGGACTCATCTACAAGCAGTTCGATAAAACACGGCATGTATTGACGCAGGTGCCTGAGGGCTGGAAGTCATTTGGTGAGCCACCCGAAGACTGGCCTATTTATATATGGATTGACGTCCATCCTCAGACACCACATGCCGTGAATTTCTTTACAGTTAGTCCTCACGGGCAATTGATGCAGTTCCTAGACATATTTGAGCATTGTTCAATTGCGAATCTATGTCGAAGAATCCGGTCGGTAGTCGGCTCTCGTACTGTGGTAGCAGCGAGAGTTGACCCGCTGGCCTATATTAATGATCCTGTGACTATGTTGAATATGGCTACAGAGTTCCACAGGTGTGGAGTGCATGTTCAGAAAGCTACGAAAGCGTTGGCTGAGGGTATCTTGAAGACACAAGATCAGCTTGGCAAGGAGAATTACTTTTATATTACTCCGCTATGTCTTACCACGTTGTGGGAAATTCAACGGTATTGCTGGGACGATAAAGGAGATAAGCCAGTTGATAAGGATGACCACTGTATGGAGAATCTGTATAGATGTATGCTGCACAATCCACGGTGGGTAGATTTTAAGAGTCATGAGTCACAAGTTGTAAATGATATCGAGATCGTTGGTCCCGGGTGGGAAAATGATGAGATCGTTGACGTTACAGAAGAGTTAGAAAAGGTATACTAATGAGTCAATCTTTAGGACATAAAGTAATTACACATACATCAGCCACTGCTGCGACTGCTACATCAGTTGCACTGGCTGCCAATTCTAATCGGCGGTTTCTAGCTATTACAAATACTCATGCGACAGATGCTGCATGGATTCAGTTTGTTGCAGCGGCTACGGCAGCAATTCCGAGTGTTCGGATCTCGGCTGGAGTTAGGCTTGTTTATGATACGTTTGTGCCGACAAGCGTTGTTAACTGTATCCGTGGTGGATCAAATGATATCAGCATGTCAGTAGAAGAAGGATAATGCCAGACCCGTTGACAGATCTAGATTTAGTCCAGACTACGATTGATCAATTTCGTAAGACGGACTCGCAAGGACGCTCAAGTGAGTTTCGTCTTTCGCGGGGGTATAAGAACCCATCTACAGAGATTCTGAATACTAGTTATATTGCGAATGGTGTTATAGAGAATCCTCATTATATATGGGAGATGGTTGGGGATAATCCTCATGCATGGCTGATCGGAAGCGGAGACAGGAGTTTCCGTATGCCGAACAAGACGAGTAGTCTTCAAGGGTTTGGTATCAAGAGTGATGGTGTTACAATGGAGTTCGTTAGGCATACAGCTGACGATCTTGATTTTGGTAACGATCAAACGTTAATGAGTTTTGGGCTGTCTACAGGAGCCGTTTCGTTTCCACACTCAAAGTTGGCGACGATAGGGTCGTTGAGTCATGGGATAAGATTCCAGGACAAACTGGAGAGTTATCAGGGGTTCGGTCTCCTGAACAACTCCTCCACGTTACGCCTAGTCGCTCATCCGACAGACGACCTAAACTCAAACAATGATATTGATGTCTTTACTGTAACCAGGGCGACCAGAATTCTTACTGTACACCAAGACCTGGCTGTTGATGGCTTGGTAGACGGTAGGGATGTTGATGCAGATGGTACTGCACAAGACGCACACATTGCTGATAGCAGTATCCATTTTCCCCAGTACGCTGGTTACTATACCGAAAGCTTTTCAACTGTTAATACAGTAAACGTAAACCACGCTTTGGGTAAGGAACCTGTGGTATCCATACTGGATGGTAACGGGGAAGAGATCGGTGGTAGGATTGTTCATACCGACGTTAATAACTTAGTGCTTAATTTTCTCGCAGTGCAGACTGGATCTGTAAACTGCGTTATACATTCAACCTAGGATCGAATATGGGATTAGTTACAGACGCTAGAGACGTTAATCATAATGTAGAATACATCGGGGGTGGTATGTTGTGTAATGCCAGATTCCATGTTGTGTCTGCGAACAATGATTCAGAGGTGGCTACACCGGTGGATGGAATGTTCCATTACCTGGGTGTTAACAGTCAGCGTCGTATCACCTATTACGATTCAGAGATCACTGCATGGATTTCTGTTTCAAGGTTGGATTACAATGAAACGGTAAGTGCTGTCTGGACCTTTGATAATAGTACTCCTTTCAACATTACCAGCAGTACGAAGGTTGCCAACCTGAACTCTGATCAACTCGACGGGTATCACGCCGCTACTGTCAATAGCAACAGCACTGTGATGGCTCGCGATGCTAGTGGTAGGAGTCAGGTTAGTGACCCAAGCGCGGGACTGGATGTTGCGAATAGGCAGTGGACGTTGGCTCAGGTTGCCGATCGGGACCAGAAGGACAGTGTTCGAGTAGCCACTGCTGCAGCATTGCCGGCAAATACAAGATCCTCACATGTTTTA